CCCCCTCGGGGGTGTCTAGAGTCACAGCGATGTGATTCTCCAAATTCTGCCACTTCAGGCAGGAAAAGAGCAGTGCAATGAAGATTTATTCTTCACTTTTCAACCAAATGGAGGTTTGATTTTGACTAACATACGATTACCGCGTCAGCGGAGAAGGATTAAACCGAGCAAATTTAGCTCATCCCAAATCATCGGACGCTTCTATATAGAAGAGTCTCCTGGTTCGCCTAACTGGGTCCAATTTCAGACCCGGTTCGGCACGGGATTCCCGTACGAAAGAGCGGAACACTGCATTGATGAAAATCATGGCAGGCCGCCCTATAGTATTGGAGGTCCTTTCCGTAAGATTGCGATTTCGTACTCCTCTCCCCTTGGGGAGAGGGGGTTCGGAGAGGGCATATTTACTACTCCCGGAAACAACATCATAACTGGTGTTGGATTCGGTAAAGTAAAATATGTTGGTGGCTTTTCTGCCCCCACTGTCTTACCAGGATGGACCGAGGATACTGTTAACCTCGCTTCCGCCTTTGGTAAGAACTCGCCTCTAGTTCCGAGCACTCAGTCATTGGAAGACTCAGCTTGGGATCGTGCCAAGCCTAAAATTGAGCAAGGCGGGATGCTGGTCGCTTTACGCGAAGCAGCAGAAGTTCCCCGCATGATGATGACGTCAGCGAAGGGATTTGCCAAAGGATGGCAAATTCTCCGCGATAGCGTTAAATATCGCTATTTCTTTAAGCACCATGCCGGCGAAATCGCCGAGATGGCACCAAAAGATGCCGCTAATCACTTTCTCAATCACAACTTCGGTTGGGTTCCCTTTATCAAAGATCTCACTGCCTTTATAGACAATGCGATCTATTTCGACAAGAAGATTCGGAAGATTTCCGATTCTAATGGTCGTTGGATAAAGAGAAGAGTCATCCTTGTAGGAGATCGCGAAGCGGCGAACGGTATGCGTTCCGACCCACGAAATTTGGGCGGGGATGAAGTAGCACTGGTCGATCCGGCCGGTACTAACTACCTCCAGCAAATGTTCGTCCGCCCTCCGTACTATGAAGTTACGGAGGATAAACAGACCTTAGCTGTTGCTGAGGGCCTGTTTCGCTTCTATGTGGATTATTTTGATATGAGCCAACCTAGCGCACAGAGTGTGCTAGGAAACATACGACGCCAATTGGCGTTGCATGGGGCTCGTATCACTCCATCCAATCTCTACAAATCAACACCTTGGACTTGGCTAATCGACTGGCATACTAATACTGGAAGGGTTATTCAATCCATCCAGGATCAGTCGCTAGACGATATGGCCGCCAAATATCTGTATGTGATGCACCACCAGGTTAAATATCAGACGATAAGTCAGATATTGCCGTTTAATGCGGCTAATGGTGGTCCTCGCACGTTGACTTTCAATCGAGTAATCGATATCAAGCAACGAAAAGAAGCAGATAGTCCATTTGGATTTGGCCTGTCTTCGGATGAATTATCTCCGAGACAACTTGCTCTTCTAGGAGCTCTTGGAATTACCCGTAAGTGAAGCGGTTGCGTCACTTTGGGTTTCCTGGGCAAGGTCCCCATTAGTTACGGGACATTGTCTTGCTTTCGCTCTAGGAGATATCTGCCTGTCACCTTTAGTCCAGTCTTCTACAAACTGAACAAGTAGGGGATCGTGATAGGATTAACGTTCCATGTTTCATGGAGGTCAACCACTATGCTTACCGATCCACAATCGGTTACCGTCGCTACAGTCGCGAAATCGATGCCGAAAACTTCCACTTCTGGAAATTCTTCGGTCTATGAGATGGCCGATGGAGAGTATTCACTCTCTATTAGTCATCAAATTACTGGCAAGAGGCGAGTTCGCTCTCTTGTCAGATTCGATCATAAGAAGGTCGTGACGAATCCCGTGGATTCTTCCACGGATTACGATACGTCTTCTCTTCAGATTATTATCGACCGACCCGAATTTGGGTTTACGTCGACTAATATCGCTGACGACTGGGCCGGGCTTAAAGCCTGGTTAGACGCAACAGTTGTTGGAAAGCTCTACGGTCGAGAGAGTTAAATCTCGGCTCGTGGTTTCCTTTTCAACGTGAAGCTGTGTAGTACCGATTAGTTGGTGCTACGTAGCACCAAATAGGCGAAGCATCGTGGCTTGATAGCCGACCTCTGTTTGGAGGCAGCTATGAAAAGCAACGAGTTGCCCG